TTTCTCTCGTGCCCCGAGCCCCGTCCAGCCCGCACAAGATGCGGTGCTGGGCGTTTTGCCGTTTGGCTCGAAAGCGCCCCAGTGGAGCAAGTGGGATAGTAAAAAAGCTGTCGAGGAAGGATATCAAGCAAGCCCCTGGGTATATGCAGCCGTGAAGCGTCGTGTCGATGCCGTGGCCAGCGTGCCATGGGTGGTTGAGCGGCGCACCAAGGACGGCTGGGAGGTTGACGACAGCCACGTTCTTAATCGCCTGCTACACCAACCAAACGCTCGTATGAGTTGGGAAGAGTTGATCAGCTTGACAGTGACCCAGCTTGATTTGTCTGGTAATGCGTTCTGGCACGAAGTGAAGCTAAGCAGCGGCCGAGTACAGGAGGTATGGCCTATTGCGCCTTGGCGTGTTGCTATTACACCAAGCGCTACTGGCTTAACCGTAGGTGGCTATACGCTCACAGACTCACAGCAAGACATCGCTGCCGATGATATGGTGCATATCCGCTATACAAACCCAGATGGAGGTTGGTACGGTCAATCACCATTACAAGCCGTTGGTAGGGCTGTAGATGTGGATAACGCAGCAGCTGCGTGGCAGAAAGTATCGATGCAAAACCGCGGTGTGCCTGATGGAGTTTTTCAGACTGACGACCCGCACATGACGCCTGAGCAGTTCGAGCAAGCGGAAAAAGTAGTAAAAGAAAAATATGCACAGCTTGGCAGGGCGCGCCAGCCATGGATACTGAACCAGTTTAAATGGGTGCCGATGAGCCTAACGCCTGCAGAAGTTGATTTCATCGAAACTCGCAACTTAACACGCAAAGAAATTTGTGCAGTCTATGGCGTGCCCGAAGCGATGATTGTAGGCATGGGTGATGCGAACAGGGCATCTGCTGAGACGGTGCGACGCACGTTTTGGTTAGACACCATCATCCCATTGCTTGATGAGCTTGCTAATACACTAACAAAAGACTTGGCACGTGAGTTTGGCACTGACATCAGGCTTAACTACGACGTTTCCAGCGTGCCTGCACTGCAAGACAATCAGGCCGAGAAAATGGACGTGGCCAAGGCGCTGCACTCAATGGGCGTGCCGTTTAACATTATCAATGAAAAGCTAGAGCTTGGCTTTGACGACGTTGAGGGTGGTGATGTGGGCTACCTGCCATCAAGCCTGTTGCCGACAAATATCGATTTTGGCGAGTTTTTAGCGCCAAAGACCGATGACGAGTTAAAGCATTTGATTGAGATTAGCTATGGCAAAGCGTCGCATCGGAGCCTATAACCGCGAAGCCGAGCGCAGGCTAACCGACGCACTGCAAGAGCGTTTGGCGGTCACTATGCGAAGACAGATGCGAGCCAGCATTGTGCAAGACTACAAGCGCGCTGCAGAGCAAGTGGAAAAGGGCAATGTGCTGGTGACACTAACAGACACAGACACGGCCCGCATTGTGTTAACTGGATGGGAGCGAGCGGTAGAAACGTTTGGTAGGCGTATGGCTGACCAGATTGGCAAGCGTCACGGCAGCTTCGAGCGTAAAGAAAGGGTTGCTGAGTACCTGTCCATTGCTTTCCGGCACTTTGCTCAGCGGTGGATAGCGACGAAAGTCACAGAAATCGATGGCACGACTGAAAAGCATATTCGTGAGTTGGTAGAATACGGGATGCAAGAGGGGCAATCATTAGCAGATATTGGTCTCAACCTAATGAAAGTATCAAGCGAGATAGCACGCTATCGCAGCCACGTGATTGCACGGACAGAGACGCACTTTGCCGCCGGGTTTGCAAACGAAACGGCTGCAGAGGAAAGCGGCCTGGATTTAGAAAAGGAGTGGGTAGCTGCGTGGGATGACAGAACACGAGAAACCCATATCGAAGCTGACGGCCAACGTGTGCCCCTCGGTGGGCGTTTTAACGTTGGTGGTTATGAGCTAGAGTACCCAGGCGATGCGTCGGGGCCAGCAGAAGAAGTTATTATGTGTCGATGTGTAGCAACCTATATTGAGGTTTAGCAATGGAAATTAAATCAGTAGAGCTAAAAGAAAGCACCGTTGACATGGACGGGCGTACTATTGAGGGCTACGCCTCGACATGGGAGCGTGACCAAACAGGCGATGTAATCCATCAAGGTGCTTTTGCCAAGAGCATCAATGAACGCTTTCGTGCAGGTCGCATCAAGGTGCTTTGGCAGCACGCAGAGCCGATTGGTGTGCCGATTGAAATGCGAGAGGATGACTATGGCCTTTTCGTTAAGAGCCGTATCAGCAAAACACGCCTTGGCGATGAGGCACTTGAGCTTGCACGCGACGGCGTGGTTGATGCCATGAGTATTGGCTTTAGTGTCCCGACTGGTAAGTGGGACTATGACGAGGAAAGCAGCACGAGGCATATCCGCGAAGTGAAGCTGTTCGAGTACAGCCTTGTCACGTTCCCTGCAAACGAGGGGGCGCTTGTCACTGGCATCAAGCAGATTGAGCAGGCCTTATCACGTGGCACAGCTACACCAGAACAGATAGAAGCCTTGGTGCAGGCGTTGGAAGACTTGAAAAAAAGCATCGCGCCTGAGCAAGACAAAGAGCCTAGTATCGACTTGAGTGCCTTAAACGATTTGCGCGCTGCTGTTAAAAGTCACAAATCACGCTATAATAGTCGGTAACTTACCGAGCCGCTGCACTCAGCAGCACTCAAAACACTTTCAGCACTCATTGGCAGCCGGAAAGTTCCACTGCAAAAATGAAATGAGCCGCTAGTTTGGTTTATTTTATTAACGCATTGGAGCTAGTTATGGCTACTGAAATCCAAAAGGCCCTAGAGGCCACCACCACCGAGTTTAAAGAGCTTCTCGAAACTCAATCCCAGGAAATCAAACAATTTGGCGAAACCAGCAAGGAAACCGCTGCGCGTATCGCTGAGCTTGAAAAGTCCATGCAAGGCATGGCAGAGGACAGCAAAGAACGCGAGCTAAAGATGCAGGAGCGCATCGATGAGCTTGAAGCCGCTGGCAAGCGCATTGGCGCTGGTGGCCCTGCTGGTATCAAGTCCGTAGGGCGTCAGTTCACGCAGTCCGAAGCCTATGAGCACATCAAGGCCGCTGGCTACCGTGGCGAGTCGCGACCCGTTGAGGTAAAGGCTATCACTAACCCCGCGATTAGTGAGGCTAGCGCCTCGGCTGGTGGGTTGCTGACGCCTTATTTACGTGATGCCATCCTGCAAGAGCCAAACCAAATTCTGTTTGCGCATCAGCTTATCCCCAATATTCCCGTGAACACCGACGCGGTGCAGCTATTCCGCGAGGTTGGGTTTGATAATGAGGCAGGCATCCAGCCCGCACCACCTGCGTCTGGCGCAAACGCTGGTCAACTGCAAGCTAAGCCGCAGTCTGACATCCAGTACGAAGCCGATACTGTGAACATCGAAACCTTGGCGCACTACATCATTGCCAGCCGACAGATTTTGTCTGACGTGCCTCGCCTTGAAGCCCACATCAACAACCGATTGATTTACGGCTTGAACTTGGTGCTTGACCAGCAAGTTCTATACGGAGACGGCACAGGCCAGAATTTTACAGGCTTGATGGTTGACCCAGGTGTGCAGAACGCTGGTGCGGCAGGAACGGAAACCGCTATTGACCACATTCGCCACGGCGTGACGCTGTTGCAGCAGGCTAACTACTACAACGTCAACGGCATTGTGCTTAACCCCGCGGACTGGGAGGCCATCGAAACCGCCAAAGGCAGTGATGGTCACTATATCTGGGTTAACGTGCAAAATGGCGGCACTCAGCAGTTGTGGCGCATTCCTGTAGTTGTGAGTAACTCGATGCAGGCAGGCGATTTCCTAATGGGTGACTTCACCATGGGCGCTGCGCTATACAACCGCGAGGGCATCACTGTTCGTACCAGCGAGTCGCACGCCGACCTGTTTGCACGTAACGGTGTAGCCATCTTGGCTGAGCTTCGCGCTGGCCTTGGTGTTGAGTTGCCTAAAGCCTTTGTTAAAGGCACGTTTGGTGCTGATGAAGGTGGTAGTGGCGGCTAACCACACGGGGGCCTAGCGCCCCCAAATTACTGAGGCAGAGGATATGTATATCAACGCAATTAACTTTTACGATGGGAAAGGCATCCGCAAGGCGGGTGAACCACACCCAAACCCACGGCCTGAGTATGTTGCCAAGGGGCTAGTAAAAGAAGTGAAGGTGCAGCAGCCAACTGAAACCAAAAAGGCGGCAAAACGTGCTAAGCGGAAATCAGAGAACACAGCCAAACTGGATAACTAACCGCACTAGTGACGAGCTA